GCCCTGAACCTTCGCGGCGCGGTCCTGCGCCTGAAGTCGGTTGTCGGCCTCCACGAGCCCGTCGAGGCGCTGGAGCCACTGCATCCCCTGGCCCGTGAAGCCGAACAGCGCGCCCGCGATGACCGCCGCCGCCTTCTGCCCAGCGTCCTTGTTGTTCCAGAACCGGTTTGGGTCGGTCGGGGTAGATGCGGCGATGCGAGCCTGCTCCGCGAGGGCGAGCTTTCGGGTCTGGTAGCCCTTGGCCTCCTCAACGCTGTCGAGCTTCGCCTGCGTAGCCAACTGCGAGAGCTTCGCGGCTTCGGACTGCACGAGGGCTTCGCGCTCGGCGTACTTCCGCACCGCGCCGTCGCGCGCGATGTCGAGCGCGGCCATCGTGTCCTGCGCGTTCTCGATGTTCGTCTTCATCTTCAGACGAGACGCGGCAGCGTCTTTCAGAGCCTGCGGGTCCACACCCTCTTGACGGAACCCGAGCGACGGGATCTTCGCGCTCATCGACATCGAGCCGCCCATCCGAGGATCGACCATCTGATCGACCGGAACCTGCGACTGACTCACAGCCGCCGTGTCTTGAGGGGCGACCTGACCTGAACTCTGCGCGACGGCAGCCTCATCGATGGCAGCAGTCCCGCGCTGCTTCAACTCCGCGCCCTTTTTGGCGAGGTTCTGCATCCCGAGCATGTCACCAGCGCCTTGCATCAAGCCACCGGTCCACTCTGCGGACGTACCGGGGAGGACGGCGAGCGTATCCTTGACAGTGCTGGACACAGCTTCAGGGATGAGCGGCTCGTCACCGAACACGCGACGGTCCACCTGGTCCGCGATGAAGCGACTCGGAGACGCGGCGTCCTGTGCCTGCTTGCCCGCCTCGGCGGCGGCTGCGCCCTTCGACGCGATGGACTGAAGCGCGGCGAGATCTTCCTGACCGTGCTGCTCGCCCTGAGCCTTCACCTTGCCGACGTTGGCCTCCTGCTCCGCGAGGCGCTCTTGCGCGGGAGTCGCGCCCATCGCCATGCGCATCATCTGCCCGCGGGGGGACATGCCGGGTTCTGAGCCCTTCGACTTGGGCTGGCTGGCCTCGTACTCGCGCGCCTTCTGAATCACCGAAGGCAGCGACTCGGACTTGTACTCCCCCTCAACGCGGAACTCGTTGGGGTTACCCTTGACTCGGAACACGCCCGGAGCGACAGCCTCGTATTCCTTGGTCGGATCGAAGTCGCGCGTGACGTAGACCTTCTGCTTGCCGTCCGTCAGAACCGCCGCGGTGGGGTCCACGTCGGGACCTTGGCTCTTGCCGCCCCACGACCCCTCGCTCATGCCGCCGACGCCTTGACGGTTTTTGTTGCGCTCCTCCCAAGCCGCGTCCTTGCCGTAGCGGACCTGCATGGGCTTCTCAACACGGAGCCCACCGTCAGGCGCGGCACCCATCAACATCTTCGCGACTTGGCCCTGCACGGATCCTCCGCGAGCTCCGACCTGCATGTCGTCTTCGGTCTGCGTGCCGGTGGACTTCTTGGGCTGACCGGACTCGGGCGTCTTCCACTCGTCGGGGCTGCCCTGCGAGGGCTTCTGAGCACCCACGTCCACGGCGGGCGCGGGCTTCGTCTCGGGGCGCCACTTCCCATCCTTGTCCTTCCAGCCGGACTCCGAAGGCGCGGGCTGCTCGTCTACCACGTCGTAGTCGCGCTTGAGGAACCGTTCGCGCAGGAACTTCACGCGATTCTCGGGCGCTGTCTGATTCAGCAGACGTTTCTCTTCGGAGCTGACGATGGTATCGGACACCGTGTCGAGGTTGCGGCTGATCGCCTCGATGTCGCTCGCCTTGATCTGCTTCTTGTCGCTCTCCTTGAGCTTCCCCGGCTCGTCGTAGGAGACTTCGGTGGGGACCACCATCTCCTTGACCGCGCGCTGCTTCACGCGCGCCCACTCGGCGTCGCTCATGTTGCCGCGGTACACGTCGGTCAACACCCCGCCGAGGTCCACGACGATTTTCTCTTTGGACTTGTCTGGGGCTGCCGCCTTGGGCTTGGCCTTGAGCGAGTCCGCGTAGTTGGTCTTCTTGTCGGCCATATTTCACCCTCCCTTTACGCCCATGCCGATCAACGAGGCAAGAGCTTGCGCCAACTGGTTCCACGTCTTGTCCGTTTCAGCCTGCGCGCCCTGAAGTGATCCTTGCGCCAGCCGATTCTTGTCGAGTCCGTACTTGAGATCGCCCAGCGAAGCCTGAGTCCCGAGTCCAGCGTAGAATCGGTAGAGTGCATCCTTGTTCTTCTGCGCCTCCAACTGAGCCGCCGCAGACTGAAGGGCGCTCCGCTGGTCGCCGCCACGAGCCCCACTCACCACCCCACCCATGCCCGCCTGAGCGCGCATGACCTCCGCAAGCCGAGCCTGCCCCATGTCACCGGCCATGCCGGTAGAAGCGCCCTGAGCGCCTAGCATCCCCGCTCGACCCCGCTGCATGAGCGCCTGCTGACCGGCCTGCGCCATGCCTCGCTGTCCCTGAAGCCCCGCGAGCGACGGACTCATCTGATCTCGCATCTGCTGCACGAGAGCCATCTGCGCGGCGCGAGCCTGGTTCGCGTAGTTCTCGTCGTAGGGGTTGGCAGCAAGCCCCTGCGCTCCCCGAGCCGCCTCCAGCAAGCGGTCCTGCCAGCCCGACTGTTGGGACCAAGGCTGATTTCCGGGGGTGAACCCAGCGGCTCGCAGCCGCGCCTCTGCGCGCTGCTCTGCGGGGATCGTGACGGAGTCCAACGAGTTCATCGCGCCCGCGGCGAAGCCCCGCCGCGAAGCAGGATCTTGGTTGTACGGCGTCACCGTATCGAACGGGTTGTCGGAGAATCTGTTGGGCATATGACCTCAGTAGTGCGACTTGCCGGAGTCGGGGTGGAGCGACGGGACGCTGGGGGCACCTGAGCCCCCGCCCGACGCGTGGTTACCTGACCCGCCCATGCTGAAGAACCCACCCGACGCGGTCCCCACGGCATTCAAGAAGTTCATGAAGCTCTGGTCCGCAGCACCTCGGTTCTGGGCGTCAAGCCCCAGCCGCTGGGCGATCTGCTGAAGTTGAGCGTCGCGCCCACCCACGTCCAACCCGTAGAGGTTCGCGGTGTTGAACTGCTTGTAGAAGTCATCGAGTGCCTGTCGAGCGTTGGTGATGCCCGACAACCCCTGCTGCCAGCTCGTGTCCTGCCCTCGCTGCTGCTCAAGAAGCTGCGCGAGCATCGCCTGCGCGGCCTGCTGCTCCTGCAACATGAGCATCTGCTGATCGCCGGGGAGGCTCCGCTGGATGCCCTGCTGACCGGCCTGAATTCCGCGCATGGCCGCGCCTGCGCTCTGGCCGCGCATGGTCGAGCCGAGGCTGGACTGCTGCGACTGTGCGCCCGCGTAGGCATTGCGAAGCTGCTGCTGAGCGAGTGAGTTGGGGTCGCCCGCGGCCTGCGCTTGGAGGGCCTGAATGACGCGCTGCTGCTCAAGGCGAGCCTGATCTTGAAGGTTCGTGACAGGCGTGTAGGGACTGCGACCAGCGCCCAGCACGGCGCGCCACGGAGCGGATGAATCTTGAAGCGCGTCACTGAACGTGCCCATCCCGAGCTGGGTGTCCGTGATTGGTTGTCGGTTCAGCTCAACCTGACCCGCGTACCCGTGAGGGCTGTAGTTGCCTGACACGCCACGCTCAGTTTCAGGCGTACCGGGCATGTTGCCGGTCTGCTCGTAACTGATATTGCCTTCGTCATCAATCTCACGATCAAGTTTGGGCATGGTCAGAACCTCTGTGAAGACGGCATCTTAAAGTACGACCCTTTGACACCGACTTGCAAGGTCAGGTCAGTCAAACGGAAGCGCCCTGCGTTACCTGGGGTCACGGGGAAGAAGTAGATGGCGATCTTCATCGACTCGCACTTCTGCTTCACGAAGTGGTGCTGCAACTGAACCAGCCCGTTGGTGCTCGGAGTCACGTTCACGGTCGGGAAAGACGTGTACGTGTCGTTGAAGTCGTACTGAAGCGAGAGCCCGAACGTCATCGGGTTGACAGCCCCGTCCACGTTCTTGCCCAAAATCATCAGCCGGTACACGCGCTGGAATCCCTGAATACCCGCGAATGAAAGCCACGGAGTTTCGATGTACGGGGAGAACGCCTGAGTGGCGACACCCGAGTCGTTCACATCCGCGTGAGTCGTGTTGTTGGTGTAGCGGAGCAGTGGCGTTGTGGTCGAGTAGTTGCTCAGGTGGTAGTAGCGGTCGTCCGCGTAGCAGGCATCCACGTTGGCGAAGCCTGTGAAACGGGTCCACTGAAGCCACTGGTAATCCCACACGAGCACGGTGCCGCTCGACTGATAGAAGCGGAGTTGCTGCTTCGCGTCGCCCGCGATGGCGACGACGTTGCCGCTGACAAGTGCGTCCACTTCGGAGCCGACCTGCTTGTTGTCTTGCCCTCGCGCGAGACTGCCCGAGCGCGAGACGAGGCGAAGGCCGAACGGCGAGCGGAACCACACGCCCTCGGGGCCTCGGATGGCGCTCTTGGGCGAGTCCCACGAGCAGCCCGTCTCGGTGATGATCGAGCTGAAGTCGGAATACTGGCCAGAAGTGCCGGTCGGGTCGGGGCCTTGGCCACCGATGATGCCCACGCCGTTCTCGCAGAGAATGACAAGCCGATCGTCCATTTCCTTGGTGGCGACGGCGCGGCCCTTGTCAGCGGGCACCTGCGTCTGGTGCGTGGGGTCGCCCGAGTTGAACTCCACGCCGTACCCTGGCGTCGTCTGCTTGGACCAGTAGATGCGCGACCCATCACCACAACCGGCCAAAACGAGCCGCTTCTGGAAGACGGAGACGTGCCGACAGGCCGGTGCGGGCGTATTGGGCAGGACGTTGCCCGCGGTGTACAACTGCTCGCCGCTCGGTAGGTCCGCATCCGTAACTTCAACCACGGTCCCCGTAGACAAGTCACCGGCGTGCGCGAGATAGAGGCTGGTGTCCGTGCCGAGCAACTTCGTGCGGTACATGATCAACTGCCGGTCGTTTTTCACGCTGGGCGGTCGAATGAAGGTCGGGTTGATGTCGAGATTGCCGAGCGTGGTGGTAAGGCTGAATGTGCGAGCCACCGCAGATTCGTGCCAGTTGCCCTGTGCGTCCATCCAACCCTCGGTGAACGCCACAGAGTAACTGCCGACCGAGGGGAAGCTGTAGATGCCCGACCCCGTGGTTACCGGAGTCAAAGCAGCACCTTGCACTTCAGGCCCCCAGTGAAAACCCTCCTCCACAATCTGCGCCCCGTCGCACACGCGGGGCAGCGCGCCAGCGAGGAGCGCCAGTCCGTTGATCTCCGCGTCACCGAGTTGCTCAGTCGGGGCAAACTTGGCGGCAACGAGCACGATGCGAGTTGCGTTCGTCGCCCCCGCCAATCGAAGGTCCGTCTCGTACTTGGCGTAGGTGACCATCGAGGCATGGCTGCCTCGAACGCGTGCGCCGAGATTGATCCCGTACCCCGACGCGGCGACCTCCCCGTAATCGACCCGCGAGACGAACGAAGGCTTCGCCGTCGTAGCGACCCCGAGGTTTTCGGCGGCTTCAGTGATGTCGAGGAGGAAGTGCGTGCTCTGGTTGGAGTTCGAGGTGAAGACCATCGGCACGAAGTTACGAGAGCGCATCGAGAACGAGCGCCCGTCGATGAAGCAGTTGGTGCTGATGGCTGTCTGAGACGTGAAGACGTGCGCCGTAGTCGCGTTGATCAAGTACGTCGTGGCGTAGGTGTCACTGGTGGCAGTCAGTTGATCAATCGTGATGTGCAGTGCGCCGCTCACATCCGTGACGACGACGCGTCCGATCGTCCCCGTGAGCGTGCGGATGGTGACTGAAGCGGACATGACGCCCGTGTTTGAGGGCAGGCGGTAGCCGCGCAAATTGGCCCCGGCGCCGAAGATTGCGTGCCCGAGGAGTACGCCGCCTGAGTAGGTGGCGTGGGCGGTCAGAGAGGACAGTACGGTCGCTGGGACCGCGCTCGTGGACGCCACAATCGAACCGTGCGAGAGGTTGACAAGCCGCATCCGCACAGTTCCGGTGAGGTCCGCGTCGCGCGACACCAGACAATACCCTTGGCCCGGATAGATCGCGGCATCGGCCAGCGCGGAGAGTCCGCCGCCAGCGTAAGACATCGCGATGAGGATCGTCGGGCCGGTGAACGATCCGCCCGTTTCGGCCACGTAGGAGCCCTTCATCGACGCGGTAACGAACGCCGAATCCTCATGATACGTGAAGATGGAGAATCGCGCGTTGGTCGAGTCGTAGATGACGCGAGGCTGCATCACGTACTCCGACGCTGCTGCCCCGCTGATGACGTTTCGCTGCACCTCAATGTCGGTGGTGACGGAGCGAATCGAAACCTGAACCACATACCCCAGGTTCGCGTCGTACTCAGACCACGCGAGGCAGTAGTTGGTCGCGCCATAGGCGACATCGAAAGATGCGCCGTCGATAGGGTACTGCGCGATGCGCCGAGTCTGTACGCCCACGCGCGGGAACGTCGAGGGCTCGTAGGAGAGGGCGGACCCGCGCCAGTTCGCGTAGTCGCTCGCGCCCGAAAGGCCGTTCGCGCGGATGGTCGAGCCGTCCTCGAATTCAAGGTTCGCCGTACCTGCTCGGACGAAGGACCGGATCGCGGTCGCGTAACCGGCAGGGAGCGTCAACCTCGCCTGACCGCCGCGGGTGATGACGGTGCTGGCGTCGTCGAACTCCACGTTGTCCGCTGCGGTGAGTTTGCTCGGAATGACGAGGAACTGATCGTCCTTCTTCTGAAGGCCGCCCGTCATGTTCAAGTGAACGAGTTGCTTGTTCAGGCTCATGGGTCCACCGAGAACTTAATCCCACTGAGAGTCACGCTGTCGCCCGCCCCTACGGCGGGTGATGCCATGAGGACGCGACCATCCACGTCCACGTCCAGCCGTGCCACCGTATAGGTCGCACCGTTCAAACGGAAGGCTGGAAATGAGCTTCGCGTAGGGGGCCTGTGCGTGACAGGGAGTACCGCAATGACAGTACTCACTCCAGTCGCCGTAGAGGCCCACCCGCGAAGCTCCACGTAACCAAGCGGATCTTTCCTGAACTGGGGCGCTTGAAGAGTCGAGAGCGTGGCAGTCCAGTCAGAATTGAACGGGACTGCCACCCAGGGCTGCGGTTGGGCGAATGGCTGGAGGAAGTTGACGACCGCAATGAGCGTGCGCGTGATGGCGTCCACCGCGCGCTGGATGACCGGCTGATCCACGCGCTGAGTGGTGATCTGCGGCAGACCTGTGGGGCGATTCAGGCGAGCGACCACGAGTCACCACCAGTCTTCGATGAAGGACTCCGCGACCTCCAGATCGACGACGCGCTTGGGCGTCGCGAGATCCCGCTGCTCCTTGGTCTGCTCGATTTCCTTGATGATGGCGGCGCGCTCCGCAACGAGGGTCCGCACGTCCGACTCCTCTTTCGCCAGAGCCTGAATGGCCGCGTCGATGACGATAAATCGTTGCCACCCGTTGGGGTAGTTCACGGTGTCACCGGAGTTCACGAGGGTCGTCGCCTCGGGCGCGTACAAGATGGCGCCCGTCAGACCCGCGGTCGGAATCGGGTACAAACGGATATTGGTTCCGACGAGCGAGTAGCGGGGCAGGAACTCGGGGTGAAGCTCCCGGTACGTGTTCCGCTCGGCGCGGGTGTACTGCTTCAGCGAGCGCATGACCCCGTGGTAGTCGAGATCCACGCCGTACAGCTTGTAGAAACTCGCTGGCACAGCGTAATCGCTGGTGTTGGCGATGGTGGTGAACGACGCGGACGAGGAGACGTACTCCTCGCCCAGCGCGTCCACCAACATCCCGTGGAGCTTCTGGTTGGCCTCGTTGATCCACGCATCCAGACCCAAGCCAGAGTCGGCCACGAAGGCCGACCCCACCATGTCTGCCCGCTCTCTTGTACGAGTGCGGAGATGTGCGAGCGTTTCCGAGGCCACTCAGTTACCCGCCGCGGTTGGGGAGGGTAGCCGAATCGCTGAACACCACGTCGATTTCGAGCACGTTGTTCGCGTTCGCCGCGGGCCACTCAGCCGCGACACCGGAGCCGTTGACGCAGTTGACGAGCAGCGTGCGCGTCGAGGGCGTCCACGTACCCACCTGAGCGAAGGTGTTGCCGACCGTCGCGAGACGGAGCGACGCCTGAGCCGAGAGCAACTGCGCCCCCGGCATGCCAACGGGGAACACCACGGACATGATGCCGACACCCGTGCGGGTGATGGTGGCACCGTACCCGCGGATGCCGGTGGCGACAGGGGTGGTGGAGCCGTTGGTCGGCACCGCGAACTGGAAGTGAATCGTATGCGGGGTCGCGAACTCCGCAAACTCGTACATCTGTCGGTAAGCCATGTGTCTTCTCCTGAGAAGGGGAAAGTCCGAGGGCTAAGTTCAGCCCTCGGACTCAGTTGGACTTACGTGGGCAGCGTGGCAACCATGTTCGCCGCAGGCTTGTGGCAGATGAGGTTGCCGTAGAACGACATGCGGCCCTCGAAGCGGTCAGCCTGGTACTCACGGGCCAGCCCGCCGTCGTTGCCCGCGCTGCCGTTGTTCACGAGGTCGCCAAGGTGCTTCAGCTCCCAGGTGTTCAGGGTCAGGATGCGGGCGCGACCGACAGGCGCGTTGCGGTCGGCGTACACCTTGACGGTGCCGTTCGGGCCGCGCAGGCGAATCGACTCGAAGCCGATGTCACCGACCTGCGTGTACTCGGCGTCCACGCGCGAGCCGAGCGCCAGCTTCAGGTTCTTCTCGTCGGTGAAGGACGTGAAGATGTGGCTCGGGTCGCCGTCTTCGCGAGCGAGCGCCGCAAGCGCGGTGACGTAGCCCTCTTCCGGCTGGAGCGAGCTGATGTCGAGGCGCTGACCCGCGAGGCGGGTTGCGTCGATGGATCGGTCCACGCCGAAGAACGACTCGGACCCAGGTGGCGTGGTGGACGGGTTCCACGCGTCCATGCCCGCGATCTTCAGCATCGAGCCGATTGCGGTGGTGGCCGCGTCGGGGCGGTCGCCGCGGATGAACAACCAGTCGTTTGCCACGATAGGGTCGGTGACCTGAGCCGGGGTGGTGAACGTACCCGCCGCGCGATTGACGGTGGCCACCGTGACGCTGGGGGCCGCGCCCGTGCGAAGGATGTTGGTCCTGGTCGAACCAGCCGACGCGACCAACTCCATGCCGACCTCGATCTGGGTGATGGCTTCACCGACCGTGAACGTGTACGGACCCGAGCCCGACACTGCGGTCACCTGACCGAGTTCACCAAGGCCCGAGCCGTACACGTCGCGACCGAAGTCGTTGCGGAGGGTCTGGAGCGTGCCGTCCACGAGCTGGGTCAGGCCCTTCACGAAGGACGCGCGGTCACCCGACGCGGCCAGCAGAAGCTCCTGCTCGATCGTGTACATCGCGTAGTTTTTCACGCGGGTCACGGTGAAGTTCACGTCGCGGTTGAAGCCCGAGTCAGTGCCCGAGACACCGTTGATGCCCGCGCGACCCTGAGCGGTCCCGAACGCCGCAGAGCGGGCCAGCGAGTTGCCGTAGGTGAGCGCGTGGATCATCGAGCGACCGTTGAAG